GTCGCCGCCGGCTTATGCGTGGTGGCACTACCCGCCGCCGCCGGAGTCGGACGAGATGTGCGTGGTGATCTTCTCGGTCGGCGAGGATTTCGGCATCAACCCGCAGCAAAACGTGAGCATCCACGGCGAACTGGCGACCGACGATCAGTACAGCGTGGCGACGGGCCAGCACCTGGATCAGGCGGCGGGCGAGAACACGCAGGCGACCAATCCCCTGGGACTGGCGCATTTCCAGTGCCGCCGGACAAATGCGCGCCGCGCCAAGGGCGGCGGCCCGGCCAGCTCGTACAAGTTCACGCTCAATACTTCGCGCGGCTCGCTGGCGGTCACCATTGACGATGTGCCTGACAAGGATTGGGTGCGGGCCTGTGACGTGTGGAGGTGAGCATGGGGGGACAGGCAAAGATGCGCTGCGAGGTGCGCGGGAAGTGGCAACTGGCGGACCTGCAGCCCGATCCCCGGAGTTTTACGATCCGGCCGGCGCGCGGCGGTTGGAACGGCACGACGTGGCATTCCGCAGCCGAGATCGTGGTGCAGCCGGACGAGGATGGCAGTTGGAAGGTGGACCTGCTGCCCTCCAGCGTGCTCGGCGAGTACCTTGTCGATCACCGCGGCCGACGCTTCCGGCTGGTTGTGCCAGAGCGCGCCGGGGTCGAGTTCTCGGACGCAGCCACGGTGATTGATTGAGCAGGTCAACTGCGCCCGCGCTAGTCGGACACTTGTCCCTGACGCACCGCTATTGACTCTGAGACGCGTAGCGGTGTCGAGACGTTTGGCAGGTTGACGGCCGCCCGGCGGATATTCTCCGCCGCGATGTGATCGGCGAGGCCAGCGAAGCCACACCGGACACAGGAGAACTTACTTTGCGTTGGACGATTAGCCTTATCGATGTGGCCGCAGGCCGGGCAGGTGCGCGAAGTGTTGCGGGGGTCCACGAGAACCACCGGCACGCCCGCCCGCTGCGCCTTATAGGCGATGAAGGCGCACAACTGATGGAAGGACCAACTGTGCAGCCGCGCTCGCTGACTGCGCCGAGCCGTTACCCGGTCGCGGATGCCCGTCAGGTCTTCCAGGGCGAGGCCGCGACCGGTGTCTTTGGCAGATTGCGCGAGCTGCTTGGAGATACAGTGGTTGACATCCGTCGCAAGGCGACGCTCTTTGCCGCTCAACCGCTTGAGGCGGCGGCGGCTCGACTTGGTGCCCTTGCGCTGCAACTTCGCCCGCAGGCGGCGCTGGCGAAAGCGGACGTTCGCGACCGCCTTGCCCTGATGCGCGGTGCCGTCCGAGTCGGTGGCGATGTTGACGATGCCGAGGTCTACGCCGAGAAAATCGACCGGGGTAATGGCGGGCGCTTCCGCCACCTCGCAGGTCTGGAAGAGGTAGAACTCGCCGTGGCGATAGACGAGGTCGCACTCGCCCCGCAAGCCGGCCAGCAGGTCGCGTTGGCGCGCACCGCAGACGAACGCGATCTTCTGCCGGCCGGCGAGGGTCCAGATCGAGACGGTGGCCGCAGCGAGCTTGTACGACACGAGCCGGTCGTTGAACGGGAATGCGCCGCGCGGCGCAAAGGTGCGCTGTGTCCGGCGGTCGAGCTTGTACGCGTCGGCGACTTTGGCGAACACGCGCACGGCGATATCCGCCCCCAGGCCGAACCGCTCCCGCACCGCGCGGTAAGCCGCCTTTTGCAGGTCAAACTTGCCGAATGCGCGGGTGCGCCAGGCGTGCGCGCTGGCGTAGTCGCACGCCGCGTTCGCAGCTTCGAGCGTGCGCAGCAGCGCGGCGCGCTGCTCGGCATCCGGCAAGAGTTTGACCTGCGCAACCAGTTTCATAGATGCGGAAGCATCCTTCTTACGGCCTCAGGGCCGCGCCGTGAACTGCTCGATGACCGACGGCGGGCGGGCAGGCGGATCCGCCGGGACGATCTTGTACCGGCCGAGGGGGCGGCAGAGGTCGCTAACGTCGTCAACCAGCACTTTGACGGCGTGATGCGGCATGGTCGCCGCGGCGTCAACGGTCACCTCGACGCGTTCGACTCGGCACAGGCGCGGCGGCGCGGCGGGGTCGAGATTCAGCCGGAGCACATCGTTATGACGCGGCACGAATGGCAGCCGGCATTCGAAGAAGGCGGGGACGTCGGGGCCTTCCTGCCAGTAGAGAAACACGGTGATGTCGGGTTTCATGGGTCACGCTCCCTTGCGGCGCGGGTAACGAGCCTCGAGGACGGCGATGAGTTGGTCTTGCTCGGCGCGGCCCATTTTGGCGAAGTGATCGAGCGCGAGGTCCCTGAAGCGGCGCGCCTGTTTCTGCTGCAGCGCCTCGTAGGGGATGACGTAGCCGTCGGGCACGCGCCGCGGGGGCGCAGCGGGCGGGCGACTGGTCGGGGCCGCGACGGGCGGCTCGGTGGTTGGGGCGGTCCTCGCCGGCGCGCTGCGCCGAGGCGAGGGAGACAAGTTGCTGTCGGGCATTTCAAGTCTCCAGATATGAAATTAAACGCCACGAGGGTGATGACTAGGGCGCCCGACAGCATTTCGCAACCAACGGCTTCCCGCAGGTTAGCTTACCCTAATCACCACCCTCGTGGCGGCGAACAGACATATTGCTGGCAACAAAAAAGCCGTTTGGTTGTATGCGATCTGCTGTCGGGGCGTGCTCGCAACCAGAATACTACCCGAATCGGGTTGATTTGTCAATAGGGAATTTGGGTGGTCAGGCAAAGAGGCGGTGAGCGATGGGACTGCTGGATCAGATCGGGCGCATCTTCCTGCGGGCACGCGGCGAGAGTGAACGCAGCGCAACCGTAACCACGAGCGCGCAGCGGTCAGTCGCCGGTAGCGGGGCCCTGTCGTGGGCGAGCGAGATGCGGGGCGCGCGGGCGCGGCGAGATCGCATCGCCGTCTGCCGCGAGATGTACGACACGGACACCCGCGCCAAGCAGGTGATCTCCACACTGGCGCGCGATATTGTGCGCGGCGGTTTCGATGTGGAGATCGAGGGTCTGACGGGCGGGCGACCGCGCGGCGGGAGCCAGGAAGCGGAGGCGCTGGAGATCGCCACGGCGTTGCAGGAGCGCATCGCCCTCAATCAGCGGTTGGACGACTGGACACGCTATGCGATGCGCGATGGAGATATCTTCCTCGAGCTGGGCGTGGACAGCGACATGAACATCACCGAGGCGACGCGCAAGCCGACGTTGGAGATGCGCCGCAACAGCGACACCACGGATCGCTTTGTCGATCCGCAGCGGGCGTTCTGGCAGGCGGCGGCGTGGGCGACCGACGGCGAGCCGCCGAGCGATGCGGTGTGGTACGCCGAGTGGCAGATGATCCACGCCCGGTGGGAGCACGACGAGGGCGAACGCTACGGGAGGCCGCTGTTTTCGAGCGCGGAGAAGGCCTTTAAGCGGCTGGCGGCCGGCGAGATGGACATGGCGGTGCGCCGCAAGACGCGCGCCGGACAGAAGTACGTGCATGAGTTCCCGCCGGGCACGGACCCGCAGGTCATCGAGGAATACAAGGAACTCAACAGGGACGCGCTGGATAATCCGACGGCTGCCGTCTCCGATTTCTTCGGCACCGTGAAGATTTCGGCCTTGCAAGGCGACGCGCACCTGGGTGAGATCGACGACGTGAAGCACCACCTACGGACCTGGTTCCTGGCCTCGCCCCTGGCGATGAGCCTGCTGGGCTACGGGGAAGACTTGAATCGGGACGTGCTCGACAAGCAGGAAGAGCAGTATCAGCGGGCGCTCGAAGGCCTGACGGCCTGGCCGACGATGCAGATCGTCAAGCCGCTGCTGGAGCGCCAGTGGCTGCTGAAAGGGATCTGGCCGGACGGCTTGAAGTACAAGATCAAGTGGCGCGCCAAGGCCCCGCTGACGGCCGATGCGGTCGAGAAGGCGGCGAACGCCGGCCTGAAGCTGAAGGCGCTGGGCGCGCCACCGGCCGTCGTGCGCGCGGTGATCGAGCAGTTGCTGCCCGGCGTCGATCTCGGCGAGTTGTGGCTGGCCGACTCCGCATGGAGCGGCGCGACCGGCGGGCAGCCCGCACCCGGCCCGGCGACGGAGACGCGCGCGCGGCCGGCGCGAATCGCACTGGCAGCGGGTGAATTAGGCGCGGCGGTGCGCTGATGGCGAAGGACCTGACGAGCATCTCGGCCGAGCGGGTAAGCGCATCCCGACAGGCCGCATTGATGCGGCTGCAGTTGTACCTGGTGCTGCGCACGCACGAGTTTCTGCGCGAGACGCTGGCGGCCTGTCGGGATGCGCTCGAGGAGAGCGGGATCAAGGAAGCGACCGAGCCGGGCCAGTGGGACGGCCTTGCGGCGGCGAACGCGCTTGAAAGCATCGCCCGCGCGTGGACGCAGCAGTTCGCCGACTGGCGCGAGTTGTTCTTGAACCTGCGGAACGCGGCCGCGGCTATTCCGCTGGGATCGCTGGCGGTGCTCCACGCGTCAGCGTTCGCTGACTTCCAGACTGACGGCGCGGAGCCGGTCAGCGAGGCTGTAGGCGCGGTAGACCTGGATCAGGCAGTGTTCAAGCCGCAGTTGCAGGCCGTGGTCGATGCGGCGGCTAACCGGGTGTGGGACGACGGCTTCAAGCTCTCCCAGCGCATCTGGCGGTTGGAGCAGGAAAGCCTCGACGGGATCCGGCAGGTGATCTACAAGGGGCTGGCCGACGGGCAGTCGGCGTGGCAGATGGGGCGGGAGCTCGAGCTGTTCCTCGGCGCAGGGGGCGGCTGTCCGCGCTGGGCGCGCAGCCGGCTGTACGGCCTGACGAAGAAGGACATTGCGTCCGGCGACCGCACCGGGCTGTACTCCGGGGACGAGTGCGACGCGCAGGGCGTGGCGTATAAGGCGCTGCGACTGGCGCGCAACGAAATTCAGATCGCCCATCACCTCGCGACGGACGCGATCCTGTCGCAGGTGCCGTGGATCGAGCAGGAGCAGGTGAATCTCTCGCCGGCGCATCCGGAGCCGGACGTGTGCGACGAGTTGGTGAACGGCGGCGAGAACGGGGACGGGGTGTATCCGAAGGGTACGGTGCTGTTGCCAGCTCACGTGCAGTGCTCACCAGCGGGCCAGATGATTGAAACGAGGGCGGGCCAACGTCCGATTGAGACGGTGGAGCCGGGCGACGAGGTGCGGACGCACGCCGATCGCTGGCAGCCGGTTACGGCGAGCCACGCGCACGCTTATGCGGGGACAGTCATTAAGGTGGTAACGACTTCGGGCAAGCGAATCACGGTGACGCCTGAACACCCCTTACTCGTGAACGGAGAATGGCAACCCGTGAGCGCGATCAAGGTTGGGGACCATGTGCGGATTGCAGACTGAGCGCCAGGCGACGAGCGGCTCGCTCGATGGTGGGCCGGCGACCTTGCAGGTAGACGACGGT